GTTGCGGCATACCGTAGCCAGTTCACAAACCCTATGTCATTTGCGTAAGTAACAAATGAGGTTAGCTGCTTTAACATCACGACAGGATTTAAACCTAAGCGCGACATAATAAAGGCGGTGTTTACAAAGTTTACAAAGCGAGCTCCCTTATTTATTCTTCCTTTATTTGCCACCCGCTGGATACTCAGCTGTAGTGCTTCTAATATATCCTTCCCATAGTTTGCTTCTATAGTTTTAGCCATAGTAGGATTTAATAAGAGCTTATTAATATGATTAATAGGCACCGCCATCCCCGCAAAATGATTCATCTCTTCTATATAAAACATAAGAGCAGCAGTTCCGTCTACCCCCTCCTTAATTTTATTTTTATTCTGTACTCTAGATTTCATAGAGGCGGCTGTAACTGCCGTATTAGATCCTACCCCTGCTAAAAGATCAAGGTCTTGCACAACCTCTCCTTCTCTCATAAGGGGGCCAGCATAAAACTCATTCCAAGGCATATCTGTTTTATATACCTTCTGATATATCTCGTTATATATAGGGTATACCATAGGAAAGAATTCCTCTACTTGCCAATCCGCAAACGCTTGAGTTTCTGGATCTAACGTAGCCGTAAGCTCCTCCATAATCCGAGCGTAATCCTTCCCAAATCTAGACTCAAACCCTGCGTGGTTAGATGGATCTTTAAACTGATTGTATAGATAGTAGATTTCGTTCTGAGACATAGAAAGCTCTTGCTCGCTCTTTACGAATCTAAGATTGGCTTTATTCTCAGAGGTAGGATTTTCATCATAAGTTTTTTGAGCCTTATCTACAGCCGCCTGATCTAGGTACACTTTTGTTTTAAACACCTTAGCTAAAGCTCCTACTTTAAACTTCCACGCTTTACCCCATAGCTCTTTCATCTTCCCTTCTACCGCCCTCTTCATCATTAGGTTTAACTCTTTAGTACGACGAGTGCCTTCATCTATTTTATCTACGACCTGTTCTTCTGTGATACCTCCAAATAATTCTCCTGGGAGTTTAGATATTTTGTTTATTAGTCCACTCAACTGATGTTGATAGGTGAAAAAGTTTTTAACTGACTGAACAAAACCTCTTAATCCTTGTACTAATCGATTGTGAGTTTCTTTTCTTCTTCGGCGAAGGTTTTTCTTCTGGACTTCCTTATCTATTATCTCAAAATTAAACTCCCCCTTTTCATGGATAACATTACCCTCTTCATCTAATACATCCTCTTTATATACAGGAATCTTATCTCCTGTTATATCCTCATATATTTTTGCAAAGTCCTCATTAAAGGCTGCCTTCTCTTGGGCTAGGGATTCTTTAAGATTACTTCGCCCCCCTTCAATTAACCCTCTCAACGCTGCATACGCCCGATCTAAAGCAATAGCTTTATTAGGGTCTGTATCCTCCATCAACATAGCATTGTTAAGATTGATAGCCACCACCAACCCCTCCATCTCTAACCTCTCTTCCACCGTGGTTTCCATCTGGTTAGATAAGACATTAAAACGTTCTAATAGCTCTGTGTTTCTAGACTGAACATCTGCCGCCGTAGCTTTAGGATTATTTAAATGAGCTATAATACCTTTTACCACCCTTCGAGTTATATTATCTATACTCGTACCTTTTATCCTACCACTTTGTTTAGTCTCATATGGTTTAAGTAGTTTACTTATAGCACGAGAAAGTATACCCACATTTTTCTTGGAACTAAGCTGGATTACCTCATGCATTAAACCAGTCATATCTTTGGCTGTAGCCTGGGCTACCCTACGGGCTAAATCTATTGCTTCCTTTTTGGTGTATGCAGTTTTAGGTAGTGTCTGACGCATAAACCTTAGTAGCTCTCTCTTAGCTAGTTGCAACTGGCGAGCTCCCTGGTTACGGAATCTTACCATCTGACGCAGCTTAGTTAAAGCTTTGCGCATATTCTGTGTAGGTCTTACGCCTAAGGTTTTTTGTAAATCGCTTACCATCTCTGCCTGAAGAGTGGAAGGATCTTTCTTCACTACAACTTTCCCTTTTGATTTACGAGTGTCCGCAAGTTTTTTGTACAAAGGATGAGCCATTAAACGCTCTATAGCGAGGTCCATAATCTCTTGAGAGGTGAGCTTCCCTTTCTTCTTAGCGTTAGCTTTCTCTTGTTTAACTTCGAAGGCCGCAACAGCTTTATCGACAGCCACCTTAGCCGCTGTATTTTTATTTTTTTCTATCTCATAGAGCTCATTAACCTGAGCGTCCACCTCTTTCTTGGGGCGTGGGTTTTGTCTAAAATTATTTCTCTTCTCTATCCTCTCACGTATCTTACGCTTTATCTCACGCATCTGCGCGGAGGTTTTAACATTCTTTTTGGTAAGCTCCTTCCTTTTAGCTCGTGATCTCCCCTTTAGCTCTGCTTGGCTTAACTTCGTTCTCCTAGCATTAGCTTTAGTTTCTTTAGATATAAAGGCTTGTATATCTTTAAACAATTGTGCACCAGCCAATAGCCCCCCTTCTACTTCTGCAAAACTTTTAGGGAGGTTTTTAAATAGTTTTTTATCAAACTCTAATAATTTCTTTACTAACTTCTTTGGAACTTTCTTTATCCTATGTAGGTAACTTCCAATAGATGAGTCTTTTAATCCCGCTCCCCGTCCTTCAGTAATAATCTCTTGAACAGAGGCATTAGGTCCGTCAACATCTAACTGGAATTTCCTAGTTTTCCCAGCCTTACTTCTAGAGCCTTCAAACTTCCTACTTTGTTTTAACCTTTGAGGGTTAGAGACTTTGTTTTTAAAGTTCCATCCCTTTAATTTTTCAATATCTATAGGCTGTGTAGTAGTCTGTATCTCTTCAATCTTTGTCCAGGAACCATCCTTTCTCTGCACCTTCCGTACAATAGGAGTCGGCTCTGTATGAAACGTGAAGTTAGAAAGGTAATCCCACGCCCCATCATTTGTGGCTTTCCTCCAGAAGTTTACGAAATGTTGGCCGTCATTGAATGTTCGCTCTTGTGTTAGTAAGTCTCCCCATGAGCTCTGCTCTTCCCATGTGACACTAAACTTTTTCTTTGGAAGTTTAGCAGGGTTTAATGGGTCCGAGATCTCATTATTATTTATGTAAGAATCAGGGATTATATCACTCTTATTATATTTAGTATCTAACTCTAACTTAGAGATGTCATTACCTTGGTCGTCTAGCTGGTGGCGTTTTCCCTTTTCAACGGTTCTTACTGCTGAACCAAAAGGAGCTACTGCTTGAGATTGTTGAGTACGAGATAATTTTTTTCCTTTATATTTATCCTGTATTTCTTTAACCATAATATTAAAGGCGTTTACTTTTGCGTCAGGAACTCCAACCACCTCGCCTTTTAGAGTATTTAAATAAGTAGAGTGGGAAGACTTTGGACCTGCCCCCGTGGGGCGTAACACCAGCATAATATCATTCTGNTTAAAGTCGTGCTTTCTATAGAACCCGTCTCTCAGTTCGTTTAAATCAATAAACCCACCCAGCTTTATTACTAGCTTAGCGAACTTAGTTCTTTTGTTTTGTTGATCGAGTAAAGCTAGTAGAAACTTTTTCCTTCCTGTTCCTCTTTTGTTTTTGGTATCTACAGAGGAGTCTCGACGTAGAGAAGGCCAACTATCATGTGCCTCTAATACTTCCCGTATAGCTTTAGATGGATTAGACGCTAAAGCTTTCTTTTTAAAAGTTTTAAAATCCCCTAGCCTACTAACTTGTGCATCAAAAACACTCTTATTAAAAAGTTTACTAACCACTGGCGATCCACTAATAATAAAAACATAATCCGCTTCCTTAGAGTTCTTATTGATAAAGACATCAGACTTGCCTGTAGCCCACACCTCTCCCTTCTTTCGGTTTTCAGGGTCTAGCGCATAGCTAGGCCCCGCATCTAAATAATGAGAGCCTTCTATAGTTAAATCCTCATACTCCCCACGCCCTAACTGGTCTGCTGTCCAAAACCAAACCTTTTGGCCCTTAGCTTGTATCTCTTCTATTAAAGAATTAATATCTATGATATCATCTTTAGTAACAAAAGAAAGAGGATAACTCTCTTCTATATCTGTTAGCTGGAATTTCTTCCCCCGTGGCGTCTTGGAATTTAATTTGGTAGGCGCTCCTAAATTTACTGAAGCTCCTTCTGCTCTAGCTATTTCATCAATCTCCGTCTGCTCTGTCGCCTTTGGGATATCAACAAAGTTTCCCCAATCGTATCCCACCTGATATTTTTGAGACCCCTCCTTTGTGTGTACGGTGCTATAGAAGTTCTCCATCTTAGGGTCGGTAGATACCTCTCCTGTAGTAGGCTCCATCTTCCCTGCGTTTTCCCCTGTAGTATATAACATCCCCGCGCTATGAGACACGGACTCTTGTCCGAACTGAACCCCTATATCTATAGCATCTTCAACCGATATGTCTTTTACAAAGAAGGACTTCTCATCTCTGTTATATTTACCATCGACTTCTATAAACTCGTAGCCTTTCTCTTCTAAAACTTCCCTTACTTCTTCGTTACGTTGTGCATTCTCTTCTGCCGAGAGGGTTTTATTTCCTGGGTTCTCCGCTGTCATGTGTGCAAACGTACCGTCGCCCTCTAAAGGTTTACGTATTTCGTTGTCTATAAAAGCTTCTGGAGACGAAAGATCTAATTGATGTTTAGTCTTCCCCTTTTTTGGTTTAGTAGGAACAAGCGTGCCCTCAAGAGAACTGTCAAGCATCATCTGATCTGCATATGCCTGTGCTCCAATATTCCCTGTATGTTTTAATAAGGCATGCAGAAAATAAGCTGTCATACTAGATGAGGGTTCAACGGGCTTTCCTTGGTCATTCACTAGTAGATACCCTCCTTTACGTACATTAACATTGTTAGGTATCAACTCAAAAACTAGATACTCTTTCCCTTTAAAAAAGAAAGAGAAAACTTTTTTATCTGTATTTATTTTTTTTCGCGTGTTTTCCCACACCTCATTGCTTACCACATGAAACCCTGTGGCTTTAGCGGCCTTTAACTTAGCTTTATTTTCTTGACGAGACTTAAGTTTTATAGACTCCTTAGAGCTTTTCTTTATCTTCGCTTGTTTACGCTTGCTCCGCTCGCGTATAGCTTTACTCTTTTTCTCAGGGGCATCCTCTCTCTTTATATCATCTTGTTTCTCAACCACCTCTTCTTGAGTAGTAGTCTCTTTAGCTCCCGTTTCAGGAGCCACCTTCTTATCAGTTGGTTCAGCATATTGTTCTATAGTTTCTATGTCAGTCTCTGTAATCTCTTCTCCTAGCACAGTCTTACGAGCTATAGTATTTAATAAATCTATAACCGCTTGATTTTGTGCGCTCTTATTTCCTTTATTATTAAACACCTGGTCTACTATGACAGGGCTAAGGTTTAAGGTTTGGGCTAATTTCTTTAACCACTTCACAATAGCATTTTGGGTAGCGCTATTTGCTTCAGCGTAGTGCTCGGCTAAGATAGCTGTGAGCTCCGCTAATTGCTCCTCTTGTAACACCTCCTCAAAAGAGGTAGACTCGTTAGTAGCCTCCTCTATCTGTTGGAGAAGAGAGTCTAACTGAGCTTGGCCTTCAGGAGTCGGGGCAACTTCTTGTGCCTCCGCTAGTTGATTATATTTTTCTTGAAGTTGAGAAGCCTTCTTTCCTGACTCTAAAGAAGCTCTCTCATATAGAAGCCTAAATTTCTCTAGCCTCTCTAAAACTTTTTTATCTGTAATGGTTTCCATCACAGTATCTAACATCTCTTTAGTAGCTAACTGTATATTAGCGTCTATCCCAAGCTTCTGACTTAGAATAGCATGGAAGGTCTCGTGTGCTATAGTCCCACGGGTAGCCGTAGAAAGGTTTATATGTATGGTGTCGCTGGTAGGATTATAGAATCCCTTTCCTCTACCGCCTAGTTTTTTAAAACTATCTACCGACTCATGGATTATTATTTTAGTGTTGGGTAAAATTTTAGCTATAGACTTAGCTGTATTAGTAGCAAGTTTAATTATACCCTTTTGTAGAGAGGTTTTAGCAGTCTTCGCCCCAGGCGTCTGAATCATTCCGACATTGTCCGATAACTTTTGTCCCTCAACCTTTCCTCCTTCAGGAGTCTCTACCTTAACTTTCTCCCCTACCTCTACTGCCGCCGTGGTCTCACCTCCCTCTTCCGTGGTTTCTCCCCCAAATAAACTACTGAGTATATCTATCTCCGCTTGTTCCGCGGGATCCTCACTCGTGACGTCCTCAGTTTCTTGGACGCTTTCGGAGGTAGGGGCCCCGAGGGGGTCTCCCTCTCCCATTGTTTTGCCATCTCTGGCTTGTTCTTGTACATCCACGCTCTTTGCGCCTGACTTTTGAATGGCATCTTGTCTTTGTTTTGTTAGTTCTTGTCTCTTTTTTTCTATAACTTTAGGAGTCCTTAAGGTAGCGGATGGCTTGCCTGTCATCTTCTCCATAATAGCATCCTCTGCTTCCAGAGCTTCGATAGCTTCCTCCGTAGTAGCCTCTTCTACCTCAGTTGTAGTTTCCTCTGTCTCTAAATTCTGCAACTGTTCGTTTATAACATCTATCTCGGTCTGCTGCTTAGTGACGAGCTGCTTGTCTCCCCGATCTACCTCTCCTTGTAGTTTAGCCCTTCGTAATAATAACCCTAAAGCTTTTTTCTTTTGAGCAGGGGTATAGTTAGTAGGTATTTGAGACATAACTCCCATTATATTCTCTGCTTCCTCTATCTGTCTCTGCCCCTCCGTTTTTGTTATCTCTCCCGATACTATCTTTTGCTTTAAACTCTCTATATATGCAGTCTTGGACTCACTATTACTCATCAGAGCCTCGAAAACAGAAAAGGTCTCATCAGAGATAGCTCCTAAATTTCCTTTAAAAACTCCCGAGACTACCGCCCCAGGCGTACCTAAAGCAAAACCTCCTATAGCCTCCGCTACCGCTCCTTCTCCTATCTGCAAAAGGGCGTCTCCAAAACTCTCTGGAGATTGGAATAAATCCTGACCTTTAAGTTCATTATAAATCTTTTTCATAATGATATCGTTTGTCTCTTGCAAGGCTCCCGTCTCAAACTCTGCCGCTCCTGAAGACATGAATTTTAGAAGAGCTCTTTTCCCTCCATTAGCTACCTCAAAATCTACAAACTCACTGAAGGTTCTTGTGGTAGGGGAAACACCAAACTTCTTTAAAGCCCCTAGCGTCATTTTAGACAATGTGGAAGTTCCCGCTATAGCTTTAGTTAAACCTACCTTCTCTAACCATCCCATTACTATACCTATAGGAGCTGCTATAGACAGCTTTTCAAGTTCTGAAACCCCCTCAAAAAGAGGGTTGTTTTCTGTCTCTTTGCTTACCATATCTACCCCCTGGAGAATCAAGGCGGGTAAACCCATTGCCATAGCAGGGAGAGAGGAAGCGGTCCCATATAGAGCGCCCTCTACAAACCCCGCGGCATCGGTATATTCTTTTGATACGCCTGATCCGTGGCTCTGCGCGACAGCGGTTCCCCGCTCCCGTATTAATCTTTGTATACCTTTACGGTCTTGGGACATATATCCGCTTGCCGCCTGAGAGAACTCATTATACTCTCCTCCTCCTCTATCTAATCCCTTAGCGTGTTTAGCCCACGCATCTCCTGCTGTTGCTCCTAATCTGGTGCTTATAAGAGCGGATACCGCATCTACCCCTACCCCATATGCTGCAGAAAAAATCTGTCCAAACCCTTCCCATCCACTGTTCCATAACCCCCCCATAAAGCTACCCTCTTCCGAGCGCATCCCCATATATTTTCCTACTAAACTATCTAACTGCTTCCCCTTGGTTTTCATCCCATCTATATCCCCCTCGAGAATATCTCCCTCTGTTTTTAGTTGGGTATCTTCTGCCAACCACTGGTTATATGCTGCTTGGTTACGGCTAAGTTCTGCTCGTCCCATACGGGAAAACTTCTTACCTAATTTATCGGAGGCGATTTTTCTAGCAGTAAAGTCTTTTATCTTATCCTTTAAGTCTCTAGTTTTAACGGTCATAGAAAGCAACCTCTCCTCATAATCTTTTTTCCCTAAAATTTTCCTTTCATTTCCTAAAGCTTCTGACTCTATCCTATCTAACCCTGTTTTCTCAATAGGTCTATGCTGCTGCATAAATTTCTTTAGCTTCTTCGTCTCCGCTTCGTCTGTCTTATCGGTCCAATTGTCTAAAGAAATCTCTATAGTGTCTACCCCATTTGGAGCTGTTACCCTCATATTATCTGTAAGACCAAACTCCTCAAATTTAAATCCATAGTCCCCAAAATGGTAACGCATCTCTCCTACTACCTCCTCTTCCTCTAGGTCGGATATAGTTTTATCTGTATAATCTCTATCCTTAAAATTAAGCCCAAGCTTTGTGTCTTGTTCGTGCTGGCGCTTATCTAATATATCTAACGACCTATCGTATGCGCTCCTCTGATCTTTAGCATCATCCTCTTCCGCTAATGCCACGGCTACCTCTTCCCTTCTGTCATACTCTGACTGCCCCTCGCTTGGAACGGTTATATCAGCTACGGCTTCCCCTTCTTGAGGGGTTGTAACGGGAGTATCTTCGTATGCCCCTAATAGCTCAGGGTCGTCTGGAGCTGAAGGCACCGATAAGCCAAGCTCTGGAGAAGGTGGTGATACGGACTCCGTAACTTCCTCCACCACAGTAGAATCGGCAGTGCCATCTTTTTTTTTTAACCCTGTCTTCTCTCTCCACTCCTCTAAACTACTTTTAGTTAACCCTTCTCCACTTAAATATTTATGGATATTTTCTTGGACTTCATCACTAGCTGCCGCGTTAGCTTTCCATGTTTCGAAATCACTATCCGTTAACCCCTCGCTAGAAAGGTGTTTCCAAATGTTATTTAATATCTCTTCGTTCATGCTTTCTTATTTAGCCCATATCAACGGATGTGCTTCCCGATCTCGCTGCGTTTTCTTTTTGTCTTGCCTCAGATTCTATCTCTTTTAGCTTGTCCCATAAAATCAAAGGACTTCCTCCCCTGTCTATATTTATTGTATAAGGCTCGTTATTAATTGTCACTTCCATAACATTGCCAACTATATTTAAGCCTACTCCACCTAAAGACTCTTCATTCCAAAATCTAGTTATTAGAGAATTAAAGGTAGAAATTATCTCATCATCTGTAGCGTTTCTGCGGTAGTCTAATGTTTCATCTAAAGCTCCTATTATAAACTCTTCTGCTCCTACGCCATCTTCGTCAGTTAGATCTACTGGCCCTAAATACCTCGGTTGTGACAACTCTCCTTCACTCTTCTCAGTGGTGAAGACGCCTTCTTTATTAAATATTCCAAGCTCTACATTTTGTTCATTAAAGGTGTCTCGTATATTTTTATCTGTTACACCTAAAGCGTCAGCTATTTTTTGTACAATAATATCATCGGCTAACTGCGTGGTTCCATCATCGTCAAACACATTTACTATCTTTCTCTCCCCATCCTCAAGGGTGAAGACAAATCCATCCTCTGTTCTCTGAAGACCTCCTGCTGCTATTTTTGTTTGTCCTTCAGGCATTGTGTTGTTAAACATACTAACAACCGCACTACCTACAGATTTTCCTTCCTGTACAGATCCGCTAAATATATCCCTCATATTCGCAGCACTAAACTCTACAGTATCATCATCTGCAGGAGTTTGTTTTAGTGCTTGCTTCTCCTCGAGCGTCATACCTTCTTCAACTAGAGTTCCTTTCTTCTCCTCTATATGGTCTATCTGCCCCTCTATAGTGGTCCTTATGTACTTTTCTGCAGCAGCTGTCTGATCGTCCGTTAAGCTCGGTTGTAAAAACCCACGACTATCGGGTTCTAATAAAATAACTTTTCCCCCTTGCTCATTAGGGTCCTGAGTGAAGGTATACCCTCCCTCATTATCCGCTAAAATACTCACCACTTGACGTGGGTCGGCAGTATATTTTTTTACTATACTAGTTAAATAATCCTGATATGCTGGAGCCTGCCGTGCATCTTCTAATTGCTCGACTCTACTTCCATACCCACCTTTCCATGTAGAATCTATATAGGTAGCAAATGCAGTCACATCAGGCACTATATCTTGGGCGAGATCGACTCTATCTACCTGGTCATTCATGCGGACGTTCATAGAGTTTACGTTCATATATGCCGACCTATCTGGCTCTCCGTTAGCTAATAAAGGAATCTGTCCGTCTTCATCTAACTGTATAATACTCATCTCCCCTGACTCGGGGTCTATAAAAGTCTGGATATTGTTTACGTTTCCAAAAGATTCGTTCTGCTCATTCATATACCACTCCATTTGGCTGGAGTCGAGCGCATTAAGCCTCTCTCTCGCCACTACGTCTGCTGCGTTCCAGTTTTTTACTGCCGCACTAAAGTTAGCCCACTGATCCTTTTGGTTCTGAAGCCCTACCATATAATCTGTGGGGGAAATATGGCCGTTCTTTAATAAAGTGTTTTGCATCATAAGGTAGTCAGCACTTTGGTTAGACCCCTTTAAAGCTAGCTCTCCCAGCTGTTGGTTTTTAACAGGCTCTAGCTTACGCAGGTCCTTCATCGTAGCCTGAGTAGCCGTCTCTATAGCCGCCTTCTTTAGCTCCCTCTCATCACGTATCTTCTCTATATCAGAGGTTATAGTTTTAGCAGCATCTGCCCAGTTTACCTGTGACTTAGAGACATCCCTCTCTGCGTATACCTTAAATTTATTTGGATCTATTGCCATGTCTACTACCTATTTGCTGCTTCCCAGGCATTATAATTCATAACGTCCCATGCGTCATAAGGGTTTTCTTTAGGGGCTCCATANCCNCCNTGAGGTGGAGCTAATACTGTNCCATATCCTGAGACACCTCCCACAGAGCTTGCGTTATCCGTGGTGGTCGTCTTTTGTTTTTTATACAGAGGGGCCATCTCTAAAGCAGAAGTTGCCATCTGGCNAAGCCCTCTCACAGCATTTCCCCTAGCCGCCGTCATACTCTCTTCCAGATCGCGTATTCTTAAGTTCTCGTCTGCCGCCCCAGCCACCTGGAGAGAAACGAGGTCATCACGTATAGAATCTTTTTCTTCCGCCTTTATTTTTTCTAATCCAAACAGCTGATCCTGCATAAGGATACGCCTCTTCTCAGCCTCATTGGCCCCTATCTGCTGTGCGGCCCCCACATTTACAGCTCCCCGCTGGTCCCCTTCTCGTATAGCTTCTATAGACTGCTGTTGTAAAGCAAGGTTCTCCGTGCTAGCAGCTTCGAAAGCATCTAAAGGAACGGTAAGTTCCTCCATATAATTCTTCTCGAGGTTTTTCTTTGCCTCATCCATAAGTGCTTTAGCATCTATATCGGCCTGCTCTGCGGCACTCTTTGCGTCGGCGGCTTGTTTAAAAGACATACCTGCCGCGACTGCCCCCGTGGCAATACCTACTACTGCTGATGTTACTACTGCCATAATTAAAACGTTTTTATCATCTCGTGTGAATATGTAGCTCCCTCCTCAAAACCTACTTTTTTATATATATCTATCAAGGGTTTGTTTTTTATGAGAGCGTACACAAATTTTTTATCTAAAGATTGAGCTTCCTTTGTAATGGTTTCTATTAATAAAAGTAAGGCATCACGTCGTTTTTGTCGATCTTTATATTTTAAGTCAGAAATAATCCAGTCACACCAGACAGCCTTAGAGTTTGTAAGATACAAAAAGCCAGCGCATATAGGAGAGTTCCCATCATACACTATATAACCTCCTGTTCCGTCCTCTGGTAAAAAGTCTTTCGAAGGAGGTGTCCATCGCCAGTCTTTCCACCACTGACACAGAATTTCTTCATAGTCAGAAGCCTTAAGTGGAACTACATTTAATTTCATTCCCACAAAGATACAAAAGTTTTACGGATAGCTTTGCATAAGGTCGCTACCTACAGCAAAGAGCTCCATAGCTCCCTTATCTTCATTTTTTAAAGAGAAGGATAGATAGTACCCGCGAGCGCCATGAGACTCGGCTACCGTGCTTTTATAGAAGAAGATAAAATCTCCTGCCGTAGGGACCGTTCCTGTAGGGCCTGGAGGAGAGTCCGACGGTTCGGGTACAGTAGAGTCTACTTGAATAAACCCAGCAGTACGGTCAATAGCGACAATTTGCCCCACATATAAAGAAGAGAGAGTAGCATACACATAATCTCCAATACTTAATATATTTTCCATAGGTACTGTGAAGAAAACTTGCACCGAAACCCCTACTCCTAATACCTGAGAACACTCACCTATACCATTTGCTGAACGCAATTTAAAATCTTTCGTTCCTGTATTAGCTCGTATATAAGAAAACCACTCCCCTTCTTTCTCCTCGAAGTAGGTGCTTAACATAGATCCCACACTAAGATCAGTAGATAAAGATGTACATTCCCATGCGTGACTACCCTCTAAAGACATAGTCTTAAAAAGTTTTATCGTCTGGGGCTCGTGGTTTATTACCCCCTGTATAGTAGACGGATAGTCCGTCCCATAATATCTATTGCGGGTGTCGTTAACATTGTGCCTATAAAGGTTCCCCTCTTTCCAAGTATAGAAAAAACTATTCATACCCCTCATATACTCAGGGTCAAAGCTGTAGAACGAGGGCCACCCTTCGGCTCTGTCGCTATATGATAATGTGTAATTTGCCATGTGTTCTTATTTTATGGACAGAGGGAGCTGCCTTTCACTACTCCGTTTTCAACCTCTAATGTGAGATAATTACCACCACTAACTTCGATTTTATAATGATTATCAGCAAGAATAGTTGCTCCATTTACGTCTGAAAAAACCCAGTCTTTAGCTTCTACATAAGTGGAATCTATCACTTTAACAGTATATAAAACAGTGGTTAACGATAAAGCGCATGCCGCCACAGCAGACGCAGCGCCTACAGAACATGCAATAGGGTTTAAAACCCGCGGACATGGCACAGAAATAGACCATGTGGGGTTAGCTAAACAGTTCTCAATCGTAATAGTTACCTCCGATCCCGCCACAGTAATAGGTATAGGTATAACACACTTCTTCATATCTCCTCCAGGGGAAGCGTTAATTAAGGTGCAATCCCCCGATACGGCGTTTCCAAAAGCGGGGACGGTATAAGCGTCATCAGCTCCCCAGGTAACAGTATTGTTGTCATATAAATATGACGAGCCCACAAAAGAAGTGCCATTACTACCTAATGCGTTAGTTATACCTGCGGTTTCCGTTCCTATAAATCCTGTGACATATCCCTCCACCTCTGAGGAGTACAATCCCACACTATCGGACGCCCCTCCGTCCACACTCCATGTAACTTTTGCGGGGAGCTGCCCAGGATAAAACTCTACCTCCATAGCTCCTGTAGTGGCTCCAGGGTTTACTACTAAAGTCATTTTTCCTACCTCACTTCCTCTATTTGATATTAAAGTGCCTTGAGGGCCCCCACATCCTATATAGCACGTAGAACATATAGAAGAGTTTAATAAAAATCCCGCGACCTGCTGCCTTACTATCCCTCCTCCTGAATAATATCCATCAGCGGCGTATACAGTCATATCGGCATCGGTATATAAAGAGGTGGCACTAGCAAAATCTAATCCCTCGAAGTAGTATGTTGTTAAAGGCATATTTTAAATTTTAGCGGCAGACATCTACAGTAGTTACAATACCATTATTTCCTACAAAGATAGGATAATCCTCAGGGACAGTTACTTTTGCTACTTTATACCATCCTGAAGGGAGCCAGTAACTAGGGGAGCACTCACTTGTAAAGACCCTATCTCCCACCTCTAAGTCAGCGGGTTGAGCCCTATTTGTTTTATAGGTAATATTAACACTTGGGTCATTACAGGCGGCAATACTAGAGCCGTGTGATTTTGTTGCGGTAAATGAATCACAAGTGTCTACACAGTCGCAACATGCGGCTACTGCACTAAGTGTGCTATCACATAGATCCGCGCTAAAGAAATCCCGCAGATCCCACACTACATATAAATATTGATTGGCTGTAGATATACTAGCCGCGCTTACCGTCGCCTCATATACTCCAGTCGAAGGGTTGGAAATAGGCGTAATGCTAGCCATAGCATTAATCAAGGAATTAATATCTGTAGAGCTGTTGGTATATAAAGTGTTAGAAGACAGCCAGTTAAGGGTGTTTACCGAGCTATCGAAATCAAAGTCGTCCGTCCCTATTTTTTGTGTCCCTAAAACAAGGTCTACTCCATCATAAGGGAATATACCTACCCCTCGCGCTCCCGACTGACTATTGTAATATGAAGGTGAGGTAGCCGCAAAATTCACTAATATATCGTCTACTGGACTTACTGTCGTCCCGTCATCCCAGTTGAAGTTAGCATGCACTGTTTCTCCTTGGTCGCCTGCAGAAGTAAGAACTACCGTAATTAAAGTAATTTCCACCTCTTCTACGCATGGGACTAAGATACTAAAGTCAGAGGCCATAATAGGAGTAATCGTTACCTCTACCGTTGTAGGGGTAGGAAGGGTTTTGGATACCGTTAAAGTAGTAGACCCCGTAACACCCAGCGCTGATACAGTGCCAGAGTTCCATTCCGCAGATACATCTATCTCCCCAAGCGTCACATCTATAGCTATATCAACATCGCCTACCGCCTCGCCAACATCTACAGTATATGTATATGGCGTATTTTTCCCTGTATATGCCAAGGTGGTTCCACACGCTATAGGAGGTGTATCTATAGGTAGTTGGATGCTATTAGCTGTTAATACGTACTCATTCATATATGGGTCATACCCTCCAAGCTTTTGAGTGGTGAGCTTATCGTAGAACATATCTCTAAACCAGGTCTCCATACCTAATATAGATACCTCATTTAAAGTCTGCCCACGCCCATCTCCTGTGAGCTTTAGTACGGCTCCACGTTTGGCATCTGTAAAGAACATATGTGGCCCCCACTCCACAAAACTCTCTGGATTAAAGCTAATACCGAAATCTTCTACTCTAGCTACCTGTTGCCCTAAAACATATGGGACAGAGGTTAGAGCTCCTCCTGCTCCAGCATCGGAAAGTAAGTCTTTTTCTGTTAAAACATAAGATATCTTATCCTCTTGCAAAACAAGAACGTCCGTCGTCATCCCATGTAAAACTTGGATAGGACCAAAACTCCTATCACATGTCTTAAAGTTCGATAATCCAAGGTTGAAAACATTTAAGTTGTTTACATTAGAGTTGTCATTGAAGACTCCACTATATGTAATATCGTTTACCCTCTTCGCTTCTATAAAATCTTGCCCTAGTACCGAGGTTACCCTTTCTCCTAAATTAAAACTTCTCCCCCCCATACTATCTAGGATGCGGTAGCTCTCTACTCCATTACCAAAAGAGTAACAGTTCATAAAAGCCGTTCTAATTATAGCAGGATCGGTAGCGGACTGATCTTGTGTATTCCCCATATGGTATCCTCCTGTAATTTTATACATCTGAGAAGATTCATAAAAAATATCTGGAGAGACTTGGGCGGGTTGCGTTTCCCATACCACAAGGTTGTTTGCCCGTGTCACTACAATCCTTACACTCATATGAGAGCGTTTGTTTTTACACTCGGCTAATTGAGATTGGAAAGTGAGATACCGAGGACACGGCCCCCCTGGTCTACTTATAGTAAAAGAATTTTTAGTGACTGGGGTAGTCCCAGCAAAAATATCAGAGTTTAAAGTAAGTAAGATATCAGAGTCTACAGTGAGAACTGTAGTTGTCGCTAAAGTGTCCGTGTTAGTTACAGTATCTCCAATAGCTACGGTGCTTTCAAAATGCTGGTAAGAAGACTGTAATTGGTCTGTGGCAGGGGCCCACCCTATTCCTTCGTCCACCGTCTCGCTCTCTTCAAAAAAGATATCAGTACTATTGCAGCTTCTATCAGGAACTGCCGCAAAAGCACATGTAGAAACATCCCCCCTAACCCCTGTGTCTGAAGCATCAGTAAATAAACTTATGTTATTAAAATTTAAATTATACTCACTGAAATTGTTTTCTGTCCCTGTAGTTACGTTTATTATATTATCCCTATACCAATCATAGAAAGAGTCATAGTCGTTGTCTACTACAAATGTTTCATTGTATCTATAGTCATACCCTGGGCACGATTCTTTTTTATGCTCCCTATATATAGACCATTCTATCTGGATAATAGACCCCGTAGGAACATCATATGGAACGTCGTCAATCCCCGCATTACTCCCTTGAGAGACTATAGGATATTGTATTTTAGGATTTTTAAAACAATTTTCCGTAGAGTTGTACGCGGACCTTTCCCCAAAATCAATAACATCTCCTTCTTCTAATGACCCTGACTCCCATCCACTCGGGCTCATCTCCATATATAACCCCGCTAATTGAGTCGAACCATTTTCTAAAAAATCTGAAGACTGCGCGTCTATACCTAATACTGTAGCTGTGATATGAGAATTTACCGCTCCGTTAACATCTCTCTTAACGGTAAGGGTATCTCCAACTTGAACTTTAGTTTGGTTCTCTCCTTCGAGACGGAAGAACACATGGTTATCAGAAGCCCTAGGATAGGAGATATTTGAGTATATGGTATTATAGTCTCCTGCACTAGGCTGACATACAAATTTATAATGAGTAGCCCAAGAAGGAGGAAGTTGCTGTATAGGTATGGTAACGTCTATTTCATTTTTCTGTGAAGAAGTATTAGGAGGGAAAAACACAGTGTTGTTACGAGAAACTAACGCCGTAGTAGAGCGTCCATACGTGTCCATATACACAATCCCTATCTCATAATCTCTATTACTATGTAGGCTGCTTATCGTGGAGACGTTCCGTAAATCTGCCGTTCCGCTTTCGAACATAAAATATTCACAAAACTCATTCTGGTTAACCCCCCCTGCGGTATAGGTATATCGCATAGCGGGAAGCTCAAGAGAAAGCACATCTCCTGAAACAGAGATTCCAAAACCTTGTTCATTAACACAGTTTGTCCTACCATAGAAATCTTTTTCCCATGTACTAGTACAATCATAGTCGTCTCCAGGCACCTGAAGGTGTGTATTAAACCGATCCGTTAAAGAGGTTCCTTGATCGGAAGTGGCTAGAGGTTCCATATTCACTCCTAAAACTGTACCTATAGCATTCTGGAAAACGGTGCTAGAAGCAAACGCGGCGACATCGTCAATAAAATCCTCTTGTAATGTAACAGATACCGCAAAAGTTTGAGTGGAGTTGCCAGGCCACCCATTTCCCCCGTCTGCTACAGGAAACCATTCCTCACAGTTATATGTGAGTGAGGTGGTAGAGGTATCTTGATGCGCTATCGTGAGGCTAAAAAATACAGTGGTTCCCTCTTTAAGTTCGCTTTTGGTGTCTGTAAAATCGAAAGAGATTTTATTATTAACCCCAGCCTGTGATATCCCACATAAAGCACTATATGAAGTTCCGACTACGATATCTGGATCGTCGTCGACTTCTTCTGTGGTAACAGAGGTACTTACCCCTTCGGCTGTATATACTAGGTTTAAAGAGTTATTGGCTGTATCTACTAAATCATATCCGTCTACATAGTTCCCATACATAAGACGATTTCCCATAATAGTCTGCGCTTGGGCTGTGCGAGGGACATTATCATATAACCTTAAAAGCTCCGAGGTAAGGAGGGTAGTAAATATCTTACTGTTATTAAACCGTACTGTGCGAACACTATTGTTTCCCCACCCCTGCTCTTCTTTATTAAAGTTCTCCACCACAAAAATAGTAGATCCCCCTGCAAGTTTAAATAATAAATCTACCTCTACTACCTGAGATGGTCCCGTATTAAAGGAGACATCCGCTCCATTATATCGGTTTTCCATCCCTGCATTATCATAATTATCAGGACTAAAAAAGAAGTTGCCAGGAGAGAAAGCAGGTAAAGAGTATAAAGAGGTGGCACTATATTCTCCATTGAGATACCTATATCTATAGGCAAAAGAAATAAACCTATCCTCCATAAAGTTTTCTTGATCCTCCAAAACCAACTCTACCGTAGGGGAGACGAGCTCTGTCCCTTGAAACCCTGGGGGCCTTTGTATAACGCTTATATCTTCCTCCTTAAGCTTATCTATATGGCTCGCTGTGGGGACAGGGTAGGCGGAGGTGACGTTTATTTTACGAGGAGGGTTTATATTGTCTGTAAAAAATAATAAATCCCCCACTAAATTTACCCCCGTTATAAGATACTGAGGGTTAAAATTTAAAGTACTCGCAGCGCCTGCTCCTAACCCCCCGTTTGTACTTATGACATGGTACGTTAAAGTTTGAGAGGTGGTGTTGTATGAGACGATCATATCTAATGGAGCGGCACTAGAGGTGTTAGTAGGCTGGTGTATAAACCAGTACATAGTCTCCGTCATACCATCTTCAAAAGCTCCAATACATTGTGGTTTAGAAACTTGAGCAGAAAGATTTAGGCCATTATATGATAGCGTAGTAAGCTGAGTATTCCCCTTAGAGTTTTCTACAGCTCCCACTTCAGTAAGTTCTGTAGACCCTAGACGTATATTCAGAGCATCAACATATTCCCCAGGAGGGATAAGACGCTCATCGAACATCTTATTCATACGTCCTTTAATAAAGTTCCTTAATAGCTTCATACTACTTTAACCATTTATTCTGCCCACGTAAATTCATTAGGAGGCGTCCAGGATGCATGTTGCTTAGTCTAATCTTTGCATTACGTAGGAGAGAAGATTTATCTCTTCGTGCTCTATTTACAATATACTCTTGCACCCCTATCTGGCTATTTAAGACAGAGTACTTTATATAGGCGTATATATATTCCTCAAAGAGTTTATTCACACGGATAAGCGTGTCTACTCCGCCACTCATCCCATCCGATACATACTCCAAAAGTATCTTTACCCCCGCTACGCCCGAGCTAAAGTTTATTACTCCATTAGCTTTATCGATACGGAATGTTGGGTTTATATTTGCTGTCTCGGTATTTAACCCAAAGCGTGTTGGAGGAGGGTAGTTGAAGTACCACGCCCCATCACAACAAAGTCCTTGACAGTTATTATATGGGCTGTTCTGGTTGAGATATATACTCTTCTTTGTGTTATTTATTCTATCCGTATCTATAGAAGAGGTCACTACCACAACCGCTCCTAAGTGGTCAAAAAGAACGGCACAGTCGTCCCCCACTTCACCTTGGTCATATGCCGTAGCTGAGTTAGCTTGTATATCTTCTGTGAGAGGGATAAGTAGTTTATTTTTATACATAGAAACACGTACCCAATTGATATAATCAGGAGGAAGTATATAACGTAAATCGTCACAGACCTTTAACTCTAAAGATCTCGTTTCTTTTACCGCATCATAGTTAAGCTCTTGTATCCCTCGCTTAGCGTGGAATATAACCTTATATCTATTTATATTATTAAGAAGCCCATCATTACCCTCATACATAAGCATGAAGTTTGTGACAATATCGTCTAAGGAAATATATTGATATGATCCCCAATTCCCTGCAGCATCATAATATTCTTTATCTGTTAAATATGACATCTAGCTTTCTGTTTGATTTTCCGTGGTTATTTGTCCATTCCCAAAAGCATATACATCTTCCTCTCGTATCGTTATCCCCACATACTGACATATTTTCGCTACTAAAGTAGGCTCATCAGCGAGCGGAAGCTCAAAATCTTGGTAGTCAGCCTGGGATTGGTCAAACAGAGGGGCTCCTCCTGTAAGGGTAGAGTATGTCCATTTTGGCGCTAAGGGGTAGCGGATATATTGGGCTCTCACCTTATTCAACCCAAAAGACGCCATAGGATATGCTGTTACATTATCCCCATTTAATGTGTAGGAAGGGAAGAGATTAGTAGGGGTAGTAAGGAGGGAACTAAGAAGGAAGGTAATTTTATTTTGGCTTACCCGCTCTATTTCTTTAGCGCTATCACTTGGATATATAGTATACTTATTATTAGTAGGTGTGGGGGCTAAAATATCTTCTGATAACATTAACAAAATCTCGCTGCTTACCGTGTTCACCGTAGTTATCTCTCCACCTTTAAGGATTACTATATCCCCTGGACTTATCCCATCAGTTATAAAAGTAGCAGTCCCATCTTCAAGTTGATATGTCGTGGGAGCCGTCGCCGTTCCATTGGTAATGGGGTTAAGATATGTATAGAGTTTATTTATAAGATAGTAGTCTGTAGGAAGGGAATATATATTAGTAACATTTCCAGAAATTAAAGTTAAAAAGACTTCTACAGAGAAGGAGTCTATTACTTCTTCTAATCCTTTTACTACATCAGCATACCCCGACCCTGCGGTTCTTTGATTACGCTTATTTATCCAACTGTTGAATGAATAGAAGTACTCCTCAAATAAATCTATCTGTGCCTGCTGAGCATAGAGGTTGAAATCTTGAGGAGAGATATATCCGTAGTTGTTTTTATTAGCTATTGCTAAAACAGTATTTCTTACTGAGTTTATCATCTCTGCTTCTTTCCACAAAGATAGCAAAAAAAAAGAGGCCCACTTTTTTGTAGACCTCTTTTATATATTGCTTAAAATCTTATGACCATGTTAGAGCCCCTGCGTATACCAACCCCTGAGCACCGTCATCCCCGACGATAGTCATCTGTTCCGTAACATTAGTCCATTGAGACGATAACGCTTTCTCAGCGAGCCTCATAAACTCTATCGCAAAAGCATCGTCCGTAATAGCTTCGCTAGGGGAAATAGCTAACTTCTGAGTAACAGCCCCTGCACTTGGGCCCTTTTTGTAATGGATCGTTAACTCTCCATTAGATATATTTCCGCGCATTAAAGTGGCGTTATCTATACATACTCTCACACTTCCTTCTCCTCTGTTAGATACTAAGTCTACAGTGTCACCTACTATAACAGAGCCTGGACTTGTAAGAAGAATTGCAGTATCACTTAATACCTCATTAACTTGATAGTTTATCTTAGTATTGGTATTTAGAACCCAATCTCCTGGTCGTAAAACGGTAGTGAAATTTGATCCTGCTACTACACACTGGTAGGCATCTGCTGCAGCTATAACAGAAAAAATTGTTCCGCTAGCTGAAAGACCTCCTGTCCCCGTAGCGGGTAACCCTGGTCCTGTTACCGAGAGAGTATTTAAATCATCAACAGCGGTTACTTCAGCCCAAGAACGAACTGCATAACCTGTGACAGCCGTTGTTATAATTACAAAATCTCCTGCAACTACTCCATCTCCTACAAAATCAGCTACAGAGTCTGTTACCTTACCTTCAGCTGCGCCGTCAGTTCCTAAAACAGAGGCATATAGAACAGCTGTATTTGTAGCTGTTACACCCCCGAGTATCGCCTGGGGAATATTTATATATTTTCCCATGACGTTATACTATTGCAATGTCCGTAACGGTAGTCGGAGGCGTATATGCCGCGACTACTCTAGTCCATTGGGTTGTCAATGCAGCTGTCATAGCGTCTTGAAGACTGTCTCTGAAAGCGTTGTTTGCTACCGCACCATGCGTTAGAGTAGCTGTATTCCCTGCATTATATGTAATGGTGGTTTTGATTGTTGGGTCAGCCGCTGAGGGATCCCCTGGAGCGATAGCGGCTACTCCGCTTACTCCTAACAACATATTGGTTTCCGTGTCAACGGGTACTGATAAAAATTTGTCCATAATAAAAAATTTAATGGTTATAAAGGACAAAGATACGTAAAAAAAAAGAGACCTTTTAAGGTCTCTCTTTAAGTAGTTTATTTTTCAGCCAGTCGTTTATCTAAGGCTTTATATACCTCTACCCCATCATCACTCTGTAAGAAAGAGTGGACAACATAGTAAGGGTCTTCCCCAAAAGGAAGCACTAGCATACGCTTCTTATTTCCAGGGAGGTTATAGTACACATCCTTCTTATTGTTACGGAAAGAGAGTAGTCCTTTAGAAAAGAACTGATGCACTTTATCCTGCAACTCTAAAGTAGGATCTGATATAGTCTCTAAAAAATCATGAGGCTCTTTCTTGGCGTATAATAACATATCGCGCTTAAGTTCTGCAGTACTCATCTGCTCACTTTTAGCACCTAATAGAATACGAGCGACTGCAAGAAGTTTTTCTAAAGAAAGCTCTCGAGCAGCTAGCTGTGCATCTAACCCAGCGTTTACATGAGTCAGTTGCTCCTGCGCATCTTTAGAAGCGTCAGCCTCTTCAAAAACACGCCCATTCCCTGGGTGATAATACAGAAACTGTTGTAACACTTGATTTTCTGCCTCTACATAGAGTAACCCATCTTCAAATATAACAGGTTCTAAAATAGCATTACCATCCTGCTCGTCTTCGAAAGGAGATTTTTGATTGCGTGCATAACGTAAGGTACGATTTACACCTTCTTCTCTATCGAAATGGAGAAGGGGACTTCTTCGTGTGTGGCGTGTAGCCAACATATAAGATAAAGGGGTTTTACCTCCTTTGAGTCGGTAGGCTTTGCCTACATAGTTTTTAGTCTTTTTCATTTTAATGAATTTAATTTTAAAAAAAGGGGGAAGAACATCCCTCCCCCTTTCTATCAGTTTTTATCTTAAGCAGCAGCGTCCTGGAATAAGACGAAGTTGTTTGCACCTAAAGTACATACACATCTCTCACTCAAGAAGTTTACTTCCATAGCATCTAAATTAGATGTACGAGCTCCGCCTGCAGACCCAGTAAGCCAGGTCTTGTAGCGACGATCTTCTGTCTCAGACGCACGGTAACGAACATGTAAGAATGGACGCTTCGCGTTCTTTCCTAAAACTTGATCGTATACGCTAGTAGAACCAGCTGGTACTAAAAGCCCGTTTATTACGCCAGAGTCTAAGCCTCCGCGCATAGTTGGGTCGTTTAGGTATTTCCAGTCAGTCTTGTAGAAGTCGTAACCTCTGCGGAATCCTGAGAAACCTAGGTTTAACGCCATCTCTTCGTCGTTATCGAATAGACCATATGAGCTACCTCCTGTCCCGTAAGAGTTTTGAGCAGCTAACATATCATCTATAGCGAAAGACATCGCTCTGTTTACAAATAAAGCGTTCTCTTCGATTGCTCCTTGCTTATCTAAGCGCTGAATAATCGTATCGAATTGCTCTAAATCAACAGGAACTCCGCCGCCGAATACATTTCCACGGTTTTCTACTACATAGAAGACTCCTTCAGATCCACCTTGACCGTTGTTTCCAGCTGCGTTTCCGAAGTGCTTCGCAGCGCCTCCAGTAGCTACAGCAGGAACGGCTTCAATCATAGCTGTCTCAAGATAGTCATCGAAACGTAGACGAGTGTCGTGCTCAGACTTCAAATACCAAAGGTATCCTGAAGCGCCGTTCTCGCTAGTTACTTCTACCCATCCTATTTGAGCCATATCAGATCCGCTAACAGCGTACTTATCCTTTAGGATAATTGGCTTATTCTCGAAGATATAGTCATCAGACTCTAAAGACTCTACCATCCCCTCGGTTCC